GCAGTTGTTACTGCATTATCTTTTATCTCTGCTGTATCTACTGCATTTGCTTTTATTTCTGCTGTATCAACAGAATCTGTAGCTAGTTGTAATTCACCTGAACTAAATGTAAAATCACTTGTAACATCTACACTAATTTGATTACCCGTAATATCTATACCATTACCACCTGTAACAGCATCACCAGCTACAGTAGAAAATGTTTGTGTATTTATATCACCATCAGCATCAAATCCAATAAGTTTATTTGCTCTTGATGTTGCACTTTCAGTTATATTATAAGTAATACTATCAGCATCACTTACAGGAAAACTTAAACTGTTATCTAATATTTGTTGTTGTTGTTGATTTTGTGCTACTGCTCTATCTAATCCTGTATTTAATGCTGTAGGATCAATGGCAGCACCATCTTGTAAATCGTATTCCTGGGTCATAGAAACTATTCTTTCAATAGTTACTTTATCTCCAGAAGTATAACCAGCACCACCAATAGTTATATCAGCACCATTTGCTGGGTCTCCACCTGTTGCATCAACTTTATATTCTGTGTTGCTTGATGGACTAGAAACTCTAGTTAAAGTTACCTCTGATGTAGCTCCTGATACTAAAGCTGTAACAACAATATCAGCTTCATTAAAAAACTTAATATTAAAGTTAAAAACTGTCGTAGGCGAGCTAGGACTAAACTGTAATTTGTTACTTGTATTTGATAATGACATAGTGTCTCCTGTTCTTTAAATTTCTAATTTTTAGCGTTGACAATGTCAAGCTTATTATCTCTCTCTTAACCTTTTCTTTCTCTCTTCTATTCCATATAATATATCACCAGCTAATGGTATGTCTTTTAACCATTCAAAATCATGTGGTTTATCTTTTGTTTTATCTAGGACCATATTTTTATACATAGATTCTAATATTCTTGTACCAAAGAACGGAGCTATGTTTACAAATGAATTTACAAATTTATCAACGTCACCAGTTTCTAATAATCTTACTATTTCAAATCCATTGAAAAAAGGATTTATACTCATAATAGATTTAAAATATTGAGTGCCTATACTAGCTTCTTTGATTTCTTCTAGTTCATATTCGTCTGGTTCTACTTTAGCTAGTTGTGCTAACTCTTTAATTCCTTTTCTAACTGCTTGTTCAATAATTAGTGTAAGAATTAAAAACTGAAATGTTCCTTTAAAGCCTTGTTTAAGTTGATCTTCACCTACACTTTTAAGTGCTTCATTATTAGTACGGCCTCCAGCAATCATATTTTCTGTACCAGATAATAATAAACTTACACCTTGTCTTCCAAATCTATCACACATTTTAAATGCAAAACTTTGTAATACTAATAATGGTCTAGCCCAGGGATTATCAATATAAAATTTTATATGATCAGATGTTGTAATAGGATGAAACTCTGCCATTTCCATATACAATAATAATTTAACATCTTCTGATAATTCATTTTTTCTTAAATCATTTATAACTCCTTGAATCCAGGTATCATCTACCCATTTATCTTTTAATATATCATATAATTTTTGTGGATCATTATGTGCTAAATTTGTATATTTAATAGTTACTGATTTAACTAAAGATGATTTACCTATAAAGTCAGCACCTCCTAATGGTGCAAACAATCTTTTTGTTAAATCTATCATTCCTTGTTCAAACTTTTTACCAAATTTTATTTTAGCTCCTGGATTAGACATTCCTTCTTGAAACTCAATATCATATTTTTCAATACCAATTTCTTCTAATCCAAGTTTTACAGCTTTTCCAGCTCTATCAGTTAATCCTTTTATAACTTGACCAGATTTAGCTACAGCTCCTATTCCATTATATACAGCTGAAATAGCAATATCTGCTAACTGTAATAATATGGTATCAGGTTGTAATATATTTACTGCTGATGTCATTGTTCTATATCTTGTAGCTAATCTTCCAGCTGGCCTATAGTTGATAGCAGATTTTAAAAGTCCTACTAATTCTTTAATTTTTTGATACCCCTCTGAAGTTGTATCTAATATATATTTAGACCTACCTTCAGCATCAAATATTTGATTGCCATCTTTATCAGTAGGAGGTTTTAAAACAGATTTATCTTCTAGTAAATCAATTAGAATATTAATTATATCACTTTCAGTTGCATCATCATTACCATCTCTATCATCTATTTGAAAAACACCATTAGATATTTCTTTTGTTTTAGGTTTTTTTCCTAAAAATTCTGATCTTGCTGATATTCTAGCTGCTCTTGAAAAATAATTTTCCATATATGATATAGGATTTCCATAGAACTTAACCATTTCTGGAGTAACTGTTTCTACTGTTCTTCTTTGCAAAAGAGCATCATGTGTTTTAGTATCAGTTAAATATGATCTAATTATATTTTTCTTTTCTCTTGGGGTTAAAACTGCTTTTGGATTATTTTTTCTTTTCTTTTTTAAAGCTTCTCTAAACCTAGTTTGTAAAGCATCAGTTGGAGATTTTTGCATATATTCTACTAGTCCATTATAATCTACAACTTCACGTCTAAAATAATTTATGTTAGAAGGAAATCCTAGTCTTTGTGCAATATCTGCAAAAACTGCTTGTGTTGACGTTATAGCTTCATTACTCATGCCAAACTTTTTAAGTGTGGTCCAATCTCCATTTAATGTAGCTGCAATAAATTCAGCTGATTCTTTTGGTTTTAATGTTTTTTTAATTCTTTTAAATTCTTGTTCAAATGGTTGAAAAGCTAATTTAAATTCTCTTAATAATAATTTTTCATTTTGATGAAATCTCATTAATGCTAAAAATGCTTTAGGAGAAATTGCTTTTATTCTAGTTGTTAAATTACTAGGTATTAAAAATCTCAAAGCACCTCTTGCTTTTTCAAAAATTTGATTTGTTGGAATACCAAGTGTAGGTCTAGTTACAGCATCTTCATATTCATCACCTATTAAATCTATTCTTGTATCAATAACTAACTCATCAGGTTTTTCTTCTGCCATTGTTTTTAGTGGTAAATAACCAGGATCATCAAACTTTTTAATTTCATCTACAATAGCATATGCTTCTTTTTGCATTGTAGATTGTATGTTTTCCTCAAGACTTTTAAAACCTTGTATTTCACCAGGAGTAAAAATAGTTAAACCATTATCATCAACTATACTTAAAAATTCTCCCAAAGCAGTATTAGGTTGTACAACATCTAAAGCATCTCCTACAGTTGATGCTTCTGTAGGAAAATAATATGGACCATCAATTGAGCCATCATCTTTTATTAAATCTATAGCTAAAAAATTATTTATCACACCATCTTTTCTGGTGACCTGAATAATTTGCATACTTTTTTGTTTTTCATAAGGAGCATCATAAATTCTATCTATTTCTTTTGTATCATAAGTAAATTCTTGTTCTACTCCTAATGCTTGATCTTCTCTTAATTCTGCTTCTAATGCTTTAACCATTGCTTTTTGCAATTCTTTTTTCTTTAGCTTTCTCCAATTCTTTGGCATCTTTCTATATGTTCTAGCTATTTGTTGTAACTCTTGTAATTTTGGTACAACTTTATTAAAAGTTTTTCCAGAAACGTAATCTTTTAACTCTGTTATTACTTCTTGTATTTTTTCTTCTGTTATTGGTTTACTAAATAAGAAATCTGTATCTTGTTTATCAACTCCTGTTTTTCTTTGAATCTTATCTTGTTTAAAATCAACTGTTGCTGGTTTTTTCTTAGCAAATGCTTTTCTAAAAGAAGCAATACCTGGTCCGTATTTTCTAGCACCTTTTGTTAAGTCTTCAGTATCTGATACAGGTTCTTCATTTCTTGTAAATAAAATAGCTGATATTATAAATTCTTTTTCAAAGTCTTGTAGCGTGTTGCCATTATCTTTATACTCTTTATAAATTGAATTAAATGTAGCTTGATTTAAGTCTTTGTTAGCTATATCAAGTAACTCATCAGTTTTTAATTGTCTTAATTTATTTCTTTCTTTTTCTGTACCAACTTCCTTAAATATTCTATCTGTTCTGGCCATTGTTCTTTGAATATTTTGTTCTAAAGAAACACCTCTAAAATTAGATTGTTCAAGAAAAGCATTATAGATTGCATCTCTACTTGTTCTTGCTTCTGTTGGAATTTTTATACCTAATTCTTTTGCTTTTCTTAAAAGTTTAGGAATAGTATAAACTTGTTTACCGTTTATTTTACTATCAAAATTTCTTAATACTGAAGTTACTGCTGTTCTATAATTATTAAATCGTTGTATAAAATCCTTATCAAATTGATATTGAACAAGAGTATTAAATTCTATTTGTTTTTTTGGTCTTGATGGTCTTTGAGCAGCTATTTCTTGAAGATTTCCTAAATCTAAAATTACATCAATAGTTTCATCTAATAAAGTGGTTTTTCCTAATTTACCATATCCAAATATTTTTCTAATAAGAGATTTAAATTCATTCCATAATGTTTGACCTTTACTTTGTGGCATTACAATAGATGACATTTCTGCTTGAAATGCCGGTTCCATAAAAGCTTCTGTTACAAATTCGACCATAAAAGCTCCACCATAACTTAACAATCTATCACCATCAAAACTACCTTTTCTATAATGCTGTGACAATGTAGCCATTCTATCACCAAATCTTTGTACAAAAATATCTTGTCCAGTTTCATTTAGATATATTTCCATTAATCTTGCTAGTTGAGCCATTTCATTATCTGCATTAGAAATATCTTTAAAATATTGTCTTAAATTATCTAAAGTAAAACCATCATCTATATGGTAGTCTTGTTTTTTTGAAATAATTCCTTTTTTAAAAGCATCTGATTCAAGAGCATACATAGATCGTAAAGTAATTCCATGTATCATTTCATGTAGTAAAGTTTCTAAAGTTGGAGTACCAGCTATCATTAATATGTTTTCTCTAGGATTAAAAGAACCAGCTGCTTTGGCATCAGATGTTTTATAAACTACTGTTACGTTATTAAATATATTTGGAAATGTTTTTTGTAATCCTTTTATTGTTGTTTTTAATGCTTGTGTTTTTCTGTTATTTATTACTGTGCTATCTAACATATTATCTATAACATCGTTAAACGCACCTAATTGATGTTTACCAGATTTTATTTCTCCTTTACTTTTACCTCTAGTAGAAATATGTTCGCCTGGTACTTTTTTCATGTTTATTGAATTTTGTTTACCTCTAGTACGAGCAATATCAAAATCACCAGAAGTCCTTACCACACCTTTAGGTAATGGCTCATCTATAAGTAATTGAGGATCATAAACATGATAATCTAATGTAGCTGTTCCTTTTTGATTTATGTCAAAATGAAATACATCTTTATTTGATAGTCTTTGCATTTTAAGTAATTCTTCAACAAATTTTGCATCATCTAAAGTAGTTAAATCATCTCTTTCAATAGTGTTTACAATATCACCATTTTCATCATATTCTATTGCTATATGTTTTCCATCATTATAACCAAAAACAATTTTATTACTTAAGTTTTCTTTAACAGCTTCGTTAACACCATTTATAGCTTCACTTAAGGTCCCTACAGTTTTTTTAGTAGGATTATTTGCTGCATCAACTCTAGCTTTTGAAAATTTATTATTAACACCAGCTATAGTATTTACAGGTACAGCAACACCTATATCTAAAAATGCACCTAATGTAGCTGCTTCTGCTAATCCTTCACCTAATCTTGTACCCTCTCCCCATAGTTTGTGATTTAAATTACTACCAAATTGAGCAAGAGTTTCTGATCCAGCACCTGTAGCTCCTGCTTTACCTATATTTTTAAGAAATGTAACTCCACCTCTAGAAATTTGTTTTTTAACCAAAGGATTTAATATAACATCTAATTCAAACTTTTCACTAAGTGCTTCTATTGTCCCATCTATAATAGGCATAAACGCTGATTTATATATTTGATTAACATCACCATCATCACTAGCTGCTGATGCACCTGTTGCACTAGCTCCCATATATACTGCACCAATTCTTTTAGAAGCTTTAAAAGAAGCATCTTTAATTGCTTTTTTAGCTAATAATGTTTCAGCTGTGGTTTTTACTTTTTTATCAATTTGTTTGCCTATTGCTTTTTTAATTTTTCTGCCACCAACTGTTTTTGCAGCACCAATACCAGCTCCAACAAAATTACCTGTAAAAAAAGATAATGCTGTAACGCCAAGTTGTATTGCTATTCTTGGTGCTTCAAATGCAATACCAGCCATTATCCATTTACCAAAATCTTGCATCTCTTGAATAGTAGCTGTACCTGTAGCCATTCTTCTATATGTTAATTCTACATCTACATCAGGTGTCCATTTAGATCGTATTTGACTTTGTTCTTGTGAAAGCTGTTGTCCTAGTTTATTTAATCTTTCATATCTTGCTATAGCATTTTCTAAATCTTCTGCATCACCTATACCAGTCATATCTCTACCAATAATATCTAATGCTGAAAGTATTTCTTTTCCTCCTGTTACTTCCATTTCTAATTGTTCATCAATATTTTTAAAAGATTCTTGCCATAAACCAAGAAACCATTCAAATCCATCAACATCATTTTCAGCATAAAGGCTATCCATAACAACTGGTGCATAATCTTCATTTTTGTTATAGGTCCCATTAATTTGATTTGTTAAAACTACACTAGTAGTAGTATCAATTACATCTTCATCACTTAAATAAGAAGCTTCTAAATCTAAATCTCCAGAATTGTTTTGTTTATAAAAAGCATTAACCTCACCAAAAGCTGGAAGTTTTAATGGCCCTGGATTATTTATAACAGAGTTAGATGCATTAACACCTTTCCAAGTATAGTCATCTCCATATTCAAATTTTGCTCTAGCTTCTAATAAAAAATCATCATGGTTAACTTCATACTTACTATTATAATATGCTCTAGCTTGTTCTCTTTCTCTATCATCATCAGTAGTAGACTCAAGTATAGTTGAAGATGTATCTGGTCCAGATATTGAAAGTGGATCATGCTTCATAACATCACCAGCAACTTCATTAATAGTAGGTAAAAAACTAGTAAATTTTCCAGGATTATTAACTATAGCTTCAGTTGCTATTGATACATCATCTTGACCTCGCAAGTGAGGATATTGAGCTTTTAATGCACGAGCTATATTTGTATATGATTGTAATTGATTCATATTATTTTTCTTCTATAAGTATTTCTTTTTTATATTTATTACCAAATATTCCTCTTTCAGCCATACCTATAAAATCACCTAACTGAACACCAAGTGCTTTTGCATATTCTCTTCCATAGTAATTTGACATTGCTGGTTTCATAAGATTACCATTATTTTGTATTTTAAACATTGGTATTAATCTACTTATCTTTTTTTGTCCTTTATCTAGTACAATTGCTGGATAATATGTCATTGGAATTGGTTGATCTATTGTCCAGGCATCTGGGTCAAAATCATCTGGTTCTACAGGAGTAAAAGTTACTCTTACTCCACTAGCTTGTTGAACTTCTCTTATATCTTTTGGTATACCACCAAACTCTTCTGATATATCTTCACCATCATATATATCATCTTCATAATCATATACTTTATTTTGAGGTATTTTATAAATTATAGTTGCATCTGTTTTAGGATGACTTATTAATTCATGTCTTTTAATTTTGCTTTCTATAAATGATTCTGGAAGATTAAACTTTATCATTAATTTTCTACTTTCAGGAGTATGAACTAAATCACCATGAGACGTGCTTGCAGTTACACCTGTTCCAATAGTTTTCATTTCTCTTTTCATTAAATTAATAACAGCTAATGCTCTATTGTCTTCTAAATCTTTTCTTCTATCAAATGCTAAATTAGCTTCTCGTGTAGACATACTTTGCTTGCCAGTTTCTTGAGTAAGTTTTTTAATATTCTTTTTTACTTGCGTATAATCTGTATCAAACATTACTAATCCATCAACAATAGTAGCTCCTGGCCCATATCTTGCTTCAACTTCATTTACTGGTATATTTTGTCCTACAAAACCAACAGAATCTTCATCTAAAAAATTCATACCAGAAGTATCTGTAGGTATATCATTTATAACTATATCTAATCCTAAATCACCAAAGCTTTTAATTTGATTATCTAATCCTGGTACTACACTAAGATTTTCAACAACTTGTTCTATATTTTGATTATCTACATTTAGTACTGTAGGTGCTTCATCTGGTTCTACAAATGTATATGGAGATGGTGTTTCTCTCATACCAGGTTTTCCATATATATCCTGGAATGTTAATGTTCTATATGATTTCTCAATAAGTTTATTTGCATCTACACCAAACGTGTTTCTTCTAAATTCTTCAAAAGAAATTTTTTTACCACCTTGCTCCCATCTTTTAAACTCTTTTAATTTAGATGTAATAAATTTAGCTTCTTGATCTATATCTTGAATCATTCCTTCTTTTTCAAATAAAGCTACATAACTACCTATTTGTCTCCAAAATTCTGCTGTTTCACTATCAAGTCGTACTTTATTACCTTTTCCATCATATATCATTCTATACATACCTTTGGCATCTTGTTCACCTAACTCTCTAGTAAAATCAGAAAATACAAACCACATTAATTCTCTAGTTGTATCATCTGTTATATTACCAATAGCTGTATACACGTCTTTCAAACCAACATTTTGACCATTAATAAGTTTAAATATTCTTTCATAAGCAATAGCAATTGGATCACTAAGTCTTTCTTTTTCTGATAAGTCTGGATCAACTCTAACAGCAAGCTGACCAAGTACCATTCTCATAAAACTATTTTTTAAATATTCTGGCATATCTGCTGTTCTTCTAGTTAATTCTTCTGCAATCGTCATTTTGTTTGCAAAATTACCTTGTGTAATATCTAATTCTGTTTGACTATATATTTTAGCATATTCTGTAACAATTTCATCTGTTGCTACAGTTTCTTGTGCTAACAATAAATTATTTAATTCCATAGAATGTTTACCCATTAAAGGTGCATCAGCTCCACCTTCACTTAATCTATCTATTTGACTTCTAATTTTATTTAAAACTTGTATTCTTTCTTCACCTTTTAATAAATTACCAGCTACATCTTTTTGATATTGTCTAATTGATTTTTCAATAGTTTGATATAAAACTAAACTTTCAACTTGTTCAGCGTCACCAGGATCACTTATTTGTTTTAAGAAATTTATATTCGATTGTTGATTACTAGTTAATTCTTGTAAAGTAGCATTATCTGCTTCAGACATTTCAGCGTTTGGATCATTACCATACTTATCTTGTAAGTCTAAAATTTTTCTAGTATCAGAAATAATAGATTGTTCTAAATCAAACTTCTTTTGAGATACATCTCTTTTAAATTCTACTTGATCTCTTTTTGCATCAATTGATGAAAAAGTTTTATTTTTTGTAGCATTAATATAATTTAATTCAGCACTAGTATATTTTTGTTCTGATAGCCAGTTTTCATAGTCTTGTTTAGCTGGTGTAATAACTACTGATTCTATGTCTTCAAATGGTATTCTATTTTCAGTTATAGTACCATCTGCGTTTTGAGTTGGAGCAAACTGTCCTTGTCCTAATAAAGCATCTTGTTGTTGTTTTTCTACATCTACTAGAAACTCATCTGTTTTTTTATCAAAAGCAACTCTTCTTGCTCTTGAATCTAATTCATTTTTTGTTTTAAGAACTTGTTGAATTGATGATCCAACTTTTTCTGCTGCGTCTGCTAGTGCTTTTCCTGGTAGTCCAGCTGTTCTAATGCTACCTTCTACAGCTCCAGACTCAGCTGATGGTTTTACTTGTTGATTATATTTTTTAAGTTGTATGGCCATTATTAATTCTCCGTCATTCTAAATCCTGTTTGGTCTTGATAACCACCACTACTTCCAGTACCAATTCCTGTTCCTCCTCCAGGAGATTGTAGTTTATATGCTTGTGATAAATTATAAGCTGTTCCTATACCTGATAAGAATGTACCAGCTGCACCTAATTTAGAAGTATATCTAGCAACTCTACCTTCATAAATAGATTGTTGTGCTTTTGATTCTCCACCTAACTGTGCAATATCTGACTGACGTTTTAATTCTAATTGATCTAAACTCATTAATGCAGCTTCATCAGCTAATGCTAATAAATCTGTTCCAGCTATCATACCACCTGTACCAGATACAGCTGCTTGTTGCATACCTCTTAATTGTCTTTGGTCCCTTGCAAGTCTTCTAGCTCTTTCAGATATAGCCATTGATTCAGCATCTGCTTGTTGTCTAGCTACTTGAGCATTATACTTAGCCATTGCTTCTTGTGCTTTACCAGATTGATATTGACCATAAGCTGATATACCAGCTCCAACTGCTGCAGTTCCAGCTGCTACTGTTGCTGCTGTTGTACCTAATGCTGCTGCTGTTGCTGTAAATATTGCCATTATATAATCCTCATCATATTAATCATATCTCGATCTGTTGCTTTAAAATTATGTTTACCATACAATTTAACTAAACTTTTTTTATTAACAGAAGTCATTAAAAATTTAAGCTTCAATATTTTTGATAGTAAAGCTGCTTCTTCTACTAATAATTTTACAGTTTTTAAACTTTCTTTATTTGTATTTTGTGGATTAGTTACCATCCATTCCATCCATCCTATTGGAGAAGTTTGGTCAGCATATACCCATACACCACCAAAAATGTAATCATCAGTATTATTAACGCAAACAACTCCTGTAATGGGGAGTATGATTTCTGGGACAGCTTCCCAATCATGTCCTTTCCAATAAGTAACAAATTTATGATAGTCTTCATTTTTATATCCTCTACAAAACATATTATCCTCCCTCTGCAACTACCCATAATGCTAAGCTGATAACAGTCATAGGATAAGGTAAATCTTGTTTTACTTCAAGTATTTTTTCTCTAGTCCAGTCATTACGAATAAAGAATTTAAACTGTCCTGTTTCTACATTTATAGGCTGTCCTGTTATGTCACTTGTATTTAATACTGGCAAACTAGTTAACTGTTTATTAAACTCTCCTACCTTTGCACCTTTTGTATTTCTAAATCTTAATATTGCTTTAGTTAAACCTTTAACCCTGGAGTTAGGTAATCGTTGAGCTAAAGTAGGTTCTATAGGTAAGGTCCTCATAATACTATCATATTTTAAACCAGCTACAATAGTGCTTGATTTTTTATCAATAGTAATTGATCCTCCAGATACAGTTTGTTCTGAATGAAAATTATCATCAGATACAACTTGTACTTTTTTACCTTCTAAATGTCCTAATCCAGAAACAGAAGTTATATTAGTACCTGTAGCTTTTACTCCACTATCTACAAACCAATTTAAATCTCTTATAGGTTTAAATTTTTCTACACAATAAACAGGAGAAGCATTTGTACCTCTGTTAACACATAACCATATAGAATCATCAGCAGTACCAGATACAGCTGCACCACTTACAATATCACCATCAGTTGTTAATCTGGACCATCCAATAACTTCTTGGTTTCTTTCATATAATAATGAAGCCATATCTCCATCATTTTTAACACACCAGAATACTTGATTTGGTTGTTTTTGTAAAAATGTTTCAACTACACCAACATTATCTGTTCCTTCTAATATAACATCACTTAATACATTTAAATCATTTGATTGAAAAGATGCTGTGTTTGAATTAAATATTAACTCTCGTATTTTAAAATTATCTTTTTGTGTATACAAAACAGCGTTACCAGCAAGAAAGCCTTGCATAGTAGATGATCCAAAAGCATTTTCTGGAATAGTTTTTATGTTAGTTGCTGTTACTATTTCATCTGTTGTACTAGCTGGTGATACATTTATTATTGACCCTGATGTACCAGCAAATAAATTTTCTTTTGATTCTAAAAATCTTGTAGCTTCTGGAGAGTTAGGTACTCTTTTTATTGCAAGGTCTCCGAAACTGCCTTGTAAATTATTAAAGAAATCACCAGATACACTACCATAAATTGTTCCTGGTTCTGCTGTTGTTCCAGAAAAAAATAATCTATTTTGAAAAAATGATGATGTTCTAGGAAAACCATTATCAACACTAAACGCACCTAATGACCAATCTGTTGTAGCATCTGTGCTAATTATTTTACTTACTATTGTACCTGTAACTACAGTATCTGAAGTAAAACCTGTTACTTTCATAATACCTTCTGCATATATAGATTCAGCAGATAATTGAAAATCCATTCCATCAGTTGATACAATACTTTCTCTTTTTAATCTAATTAAAGTAGTTGCACCTTCTGTTAATGGAGAATTAAAAATAAAGTTTTTACTAGCTACACCTGTTGTATCAAACTGTGCAAAAACATCAAACGTAACACCATTATCTGTAGATCGTTCTAATGTTATAGTACCTGTCCATGTGCCATCTGTTTCTAGTTTCCAATCAGAAAAAGAAACATCTAGCTCTGATGATGTGCCCGTTCCTGTTAATGCTGATCCTGTAACTCTTTTAGTTGATCCACTTCTAGGATGACGTACTTTGATAAAAGTTTCTTTATTTGTAGTGGCCATTGTACTTGTAAATAAACTAGCACTAGCAGTAAGAGTTGCACTACCACCTACAGTTAATGTACCAGATGGTGTTATTGTTGTAGTTGTAGTATTTTCATCAAGAAAATGTGGATAAATAAAATCTATTGCTGATATACCAAAAGTAGGACCAGTAGTTAATCTTTGTAATTGCTGTGGAGGATGATTAGGATGTGTAAGAATTAATGTATCAAATCTTGATATAAATTGTATATCTCTAATCTCTGCTTGAAGATATGGTACTGTACCAGTAACAGCATAACTTGTACCAGCAGAATCAAACACTCTAGCATAAGTATTACCTATTTCTACTACATAAACCACATCAGTAGAAAATTCAAAAGGTATTAATCTAGCAGCTGCACTACCATTACCATTATTTGTTTTAGCTATAAATTCTGTTCCTGGTCTTCTTTCTACACCACCTTGAGGAAGTATAGTAAAGTTTTCTAAATGACTAACACCTTTTTTATATATTTGTAGATCGGTACGACCATCCATATTTGGTGATAGTTCGCCAGAATTAAAAGCTGTTGTATAAGCTATAGCCATTAAAACCTCGGAGTATCTTCATATCTTGATAAAAGCATTTCGCTTTCTGGTTGACTATAATCACTACTTTCAAAAGTATCTATGCTTCTTGCATATGGTAGGACCACTTGTTCTAATTCTTTTAATATAGAATTTTCTATCTTATCATCAAGTTGCATAGGATATGCTAACTTCAAAGCTAGTTTTAGTATTACTACTTGTGCAGCTAAAGAATCTAAATGTGTAATATCTGCTGGAACAGCAGCATATTTAATATAAATCTTTTCTGTATCACACAGAATATTTTTTCCCTCAATAACATATTTTAATCTATCATTATAAGCATTGTCATTATCAAATACATCTATAACTCTAATACAATCATTAGGTAGTAAGAATGCAAATTTATATTCAAAAGTTGGTGCATCACTTAACTTAACAGGTATAGCTCTTTTTTTACATGAATTAAAAGGATATACTCTAATAGATTCTTCTAAGGCTTGATCAAAAAATACGTTGCATAAAGATGCACTTCGTATGTGTGCTTCTGTTGAAGAGGATGATGTATCTAGTGAAGCAATCATATCAGCTCCTAC